CGCAGCCGTGCGGTTGCCCTTGTTGATCTCCCGCTCGAGCATCGACATAGAGCGGGCCGTGCGCTGCAACTCCCGCTCGAGCTTGACAGCATTGGCATCTATGACCACGCGAAGATCAGCGTTGCGAGTCGCCATGCTGACCTCCTCGGCTGTGGTAGGTTGCCATCACTTGGCGCGGTGCGGCTTGGCGCGGTTCGGCATGGTGTGGCACGGCGTGTCAGGGCTCGACTTGGTCAGTTGGTGTCTCTCTAGGTACCAGCCGCACGTACACGCCACCGCCTATCTGCTCAGTCAGGTCGCGGCTGTTCTTCTCCATGGCCACGCGACGGTGACAGCCGCGGCACACCCGCAATTCGGCGGCGTAGGCGTCCCGATCGGCTTCCCACTCCCATTCGGCGGTATGGCAGTGCGGGCAGCGCTGCGCCTCATCGGACTGCCATGCCAGCGCGGCCTGCTGGTCGTCCGGATGCCAGTTCAGGAACTCCGAGAGCGGGATGCCGCGCGGCCCGCAGTAGGCCATGCGCGCCCGGAACAGCGGGTCGCGCCTTAGTCTTTTGGGATGCCGTCAGCCGGCTGCGCCCCGTAGGCCCGCTGGATCGCATCACGGCATGTGATCACGTCGCCGGCCGACCAGCGGTCAGAGGTGAGCTCGGCCTTCCACTCGTCGGCGGTCAGGTCCGAATCCAGCACCGCGGCGGCCATGGCGTGATAGGTCCACTCCTTGACCTTGGCTGCGTTCGCCTCTTCGGCCTTGCGCCGGTCCTCGCCCTTGACGTCGGCGGGGATGTCGTCCGGCAGGTACTCCGAGGCCAGTGCGTCGCGTTCGTCCTCGGACAGGCCGCGGAACCGCAACGCCAGGCAGTGCTTGTCCCGCTCGGCCTCCGCGTCGGCGACGGCCTGCTCCAGCGCCGCGATGTCCAGCGTGGACTTGTCGCCCTGCCGGGCCTTGATGACGTTGCCGAACTGCAGTTCTTTCTGCGACTGCTCCAGCCGCTGCATGGCCTTCTCGCCGGCCTCGTCGAGTGGAAAGTAGGCGGTGACGACCTTGGCGCGCTTGCGGGCCAACTGATCGCGCAGACCGGTCTTGCGGGCGGCGCGGGCTTGGGATTGGCTCATGAAGACACCGGACCCACGTGCAAATGCGGTCCAGTGCTATTGCCGGTCGAGCCGACAATGAACTCATTCCGGCCGCCAGATCCCCGACCGCGCCAATTCTCATCACCCAACTGTTCGACCACATAACACGCGGCGTCCCAAAACGCCGCAGCTCGCGCATCTACAACTGGACTCCGCAGCAGAGGTGGATTCTCGTCGCGGATGCGCACTGATTCAGCGATCAGCCTACGACCGACCTCGGACAGGGTCTCCAACCGAATCAGCTCATCGGACTTCTTGCCAAAGAGCCGGAACATACTTCCTCCAAGCAAGGCTGTGGGCAAGGTTGAAGCTCCCAGCCAGCCGACCTTGCCAGACAGCCAGCTGGGAGCGATCAGAGACCAGACGACTCACGTCTCGGTCGGAAGGTCGATCTTCCGCAGCGCGGTAACGGCGAACCCGACCGAACCCATCGACCCGCCGGCCGTGGCCACGGTCGGCGTCACCACGGACACCTCGACCTTCCACACCCACGCGCGGGCCGTGGAGATCAGACCACGCGGGGCGTGGACCAGATAGCCCGCATCGCCGACGGTGAAGAAGTCCAGGGCATCGTTGTCGTCTTCGGCGAGGTAGAACGAGATGGACGAGTCGTCCAGGGATGCGCCGTCGAACACCTTGCCGTCGACGTCGGAGCACATGTCCTGCAGCTCCGCGTACCGGGGCGAGACGTTGAACCCGTTCAGCGCCTCGATGGCGCAGGTCAGGTTCGACCCGGCGTTGAGCTCGGCCTCAGTGAGCGCGAAGTCCGCATCGGCGATCGTCGGCACGAAGACCCACTCGGTGTTCTTCTTGATTCCGTAGCGATCCGCGTCGATGCCGCCGATCTGCGTCGGGGTGAAGGCCATTTGTTACTCCTTTTCCTTGTTGTCCGACTCGGCGGCCGACTCGGCATTGACTTTCTTCCGGGATGAGACCCGCTTCCAGCGCGGGCCGAGACTGTTCAACTGGGTACGCAGGACTTCCTTGCGAGCACCGCTGACGTGCTCGACCAGGACGCGCTTGGACAGGCGGCGGGGCACGATGGGACCTCCGGGTTGATGTAGTGCTGCGGCGGTGCTACAGTGGTGCCATGAGGACAGTGAGCATCAACCTGCGGATCCCGGCCGAGCTTCATGCTCAGCTCAAGCAGGAGGCCGACACTGATCGCCGGTCGCTGAATGCCGAGATCCTGTGGCTTCTGAGCGAAGCCCTCGCAGCGAAGGAGAACCTGACATGAACAGCGACCGGATCTGGACCGCACTAGCCGTGCTCGTGCTCGGCATCATGACCATCACGGCACTGACCGACTTTGAGACCAGCGGCTGGCTGCTGATACCTGTCATCGGCGCAGTGCTGTATTGGCTAATCCGGCAAGGAGTCGCGCACGGCGTGAAGCAGGCGAACCGTTAGAGCCGCTTGAACACCGCGTCGATGGCGGACTGGACGCCGCGCACAGCCGCGTCCTCGTGCTGACGCACCGCCGGCACTAGGCCTGGTCGCTGCTGCTGCTCCACCCACACGTCACGGCCGAACACCGGGTGCCGGAACGTGCCGCCGCGCTGACCGATACCCTCATATGCTCTGGCGTGCGGCGCCTTTTGGGCATTGATCACAACTTGCACAGCCGAGCCGGTGCCAAAGCGCACGCGGACGCTGATTGCATCCGGGATTCTGGTCGACCATGAGAAGTTCGCCCGCGCCGTCGACGCGATTAGCTCACCAGCGTCAATGATGTTCCGCCGCAGCTCGGGGCGAAGCTCCTTCGGCACGTCCCGCAACTGCCGCGAGAACGCCAGAACCTCCGACCCGTCGATGGTCAGCATCAGATGTACGCAATGTAGGAAACGGTGAACGCCAACCCCACCGAGGCGCCCTCGTTGGCATCCTGGTGCTGGGTCAGGGTCATGTTCGGCCCGATGGATATCTCGTCCGCACCCAGCCCGGTGTCGTCGTCGCGGATCGCCTCTTCCAGTTGGGCCAGGATCTCCGCGGCCCGCTCCCGCACCGGTTCGATCGTGGTATCGCCGTGCCCGACCGCGATGTAGCAGGCGATCTCGCCGTCCTCAATCATCCGCCCGACCATGTCCTCGTCGCGACGGCGGGCAACCGCGTGCCGGTCGATGAACGGCGCCCAGCCGACCAGCAGCAGTTCCATCCCGCTCGGCTTGTACGGTGCGGGTCCGTCGAATACCGTCACCCCGGTCAGCGTCGACTCGGCCAAGCCGACCAGCGCCAAGGCCACCTCGTGGCCGCGGAAGGACGCCGGCTGCATCAGGCCAGCCCGAACTTGTTGTACGGCCGGGTCAGCTCCATGGCCCGGCGCGGCAGGGCGAACCCGCGAAGGATGAAGTGCGAGGCGTCCCCGCCGACCGGGGCGTCGTCGTCGATGCCGTGGATCTGGGTGAACGAGCCGGACCGGCCACGCTGGGTCTCCCACAGGTGATCGGTCACGATGTAGACGGCCTTCTCCAGATCGTCCGGGTACGGGTCCCAGCCGGCCGTATAGACGACATCCAGCTCGTCGTAGATGGACTGCACCAGACGCACCACCGCCGAACGGCGGGAGATCTTCGCCCCGGTGACGTCGACCGTGTTGCCGTCCGAGTCGGTGGCCGAGACCAGCGTCTGCACGGGCCGCTCGTCGAGGATGAACGTGCCGCAACGGGCCTGGGTCTGCTCGGTGAACGAGGTACCGCCGACCGGACCGCAGCGGTGGCTGATAGCAGCCAGCGCGGCGTCGAAGAACGAGCCGAACTCGGCGAACATCGCCGAATCGGTCACGTTCGAGAAGGCTCGCGCCTCGGTCTCGGTCGGCGTGGCCACCGGGTCCTCCTAGATCACTTCTGCCGCAGCAGGGTGGCCGTACCGTCGACCACTGTGGCACCCACCGCCGGAACAGTCGGCGGGGACGCGGCCGTCGTGCCCGCAATCGTCACGACGTACTTCGAGCCGCCGGTGAACTGCAACTCCTGCCCCAGCGTCACGGCGGTCGTGTTGGCCCGCAGCACCCGCCGCAGCGGGCGGCCGATGTAGTCGACCGTCGCCGTGGTGGCACGGCCCAGCGCGTCGAGCGAATTGGACGTCGGGGCCACCAGGTCGCGGCCGATGTAGTCCTCACGGAAGTTGGTTGTGGCCATCAGCTCTCACCTTCGTTCGCCTTGAGCTCGTCCACCAGATCCTGCTTGGTGAACTGCTCGAGCTCTTCGCGGGTACCCAGACCGGCGGACTCAGCCAGGGTGACCAACTCGTCCTTGCTGAGCGCCTTGGACGGCTTGACCTCGGTCGCCTCCCCGGAGTCGACCTCGGACGTGTCCTGCTCTTCCGGCTGCGGCTCGGTGCCAGCCTCGTCGACCAGCACCGAACCGAGCTTCTGACCGTTGCGCTCGAACATCAGGTCGCCGTCAGCGGCACGATGCCGCCCTCTTCGATGGTCAGCGGCGTGAAGTAGCCCGCGTACGCCACCTGGGTGCCCAGCACCGACGGCTCGATTGCCTGCAGGGCGCCGACCCGCTGCTCGTACGCCTCGAACGCGGCCGTCGAGAACATGAACGCCTCACCGGTCCCGAGCCCGGCCGACATGGCCACCGGCACGCCCGAGATCGAGCCCATGATGCCCTGACCGAACGTGCCCGCCGTGAACCCCGGTGACTGCGCGTCACGCGGGTTCACCGGGGCGAACAATGGACCGAATACGCCAAGCGTGTCAGGTGCCACCGCAAGCAGCAGCCGACCCTGACCCTTCACCGCGGCGTAGACGGTCGCGGCGGCCTCCCAGACCGCAGCGGCCACCGTGTCGTTGGTCGGGCTGGCGCCATAGCCCACCGCCACAGTGGCGGTGGTCGCCAACTCGGCCGCAGCAGCGGCCTCGGTCTCGATCGCGTACTGCGCGGCCAGGTCATTGACCACCGCGTCGAGCGCGCTCGGCGAGGAGAAGTCGATGTTCTGCCGCGACACGTTCACGTAGCCGCCATAGGTGACCGCAGTGCCCGTCAGGCGCGTGATGGTCATCTTCTGCGACGTCAGCTCGGTCTTCTCATCCGCAGCCGCGCCGGCGGTACCCTGCGCCGCCACCGCGGTGCTCTGAGTCACCTTCGGGCGGTGCCACGTCGCCGACGGCATATCCCGCGGCCCCACGAACGAGACGATCGGGCGTGCCGCATCGATGAAGTTGATGACATCGCCGACGATCGGGTCCGGCACGATGCCGAGGTTGTCGCCGGTCTTCTGGTGCGCGGCGGCCCGCTCGTAGAGCTCCAGACGCTCCTTGGCGTCCCGGCTACCGCTTGCCGCCGAGATCAGGTCGACCATCCAGTGACCCGCCGACCGGTACTCCACCGGACCGGACTCGCCGCTGCGGCGGGCCGTGGTGATGGCCAGATCGACCTGCTTGGCGCGGGTCGCGATGTCCTGCGCGATGCGGGCCGTCTCGGACAGCTCTTCGATCTGCTCCTTGATGACACCCATGCGGGTGCGCACCTCGGTGAGCTGCGCCTTCTCGGTGTCGTTCAGGTCGCGCTCAGCGTCCTGAACGCTGGCGATGAGCCCCTGAGCGAACGCGTTGCGCTCCTCGAGCTCCTTCTCGAGACGCCGAATCATGGCGTCGTTGGCTTGGCTGTTTACAGCCATGGGAGTACTCCTTCTGAGTGAAGTGATGAAGGAGCACGCCGCCGAACACACCCGCGCACCGGATGGTCGTGCCGCCCCACGCACTGGGGCGGTGGTCGTGCGTGTTACTTGCCTAGGCGGGTCCTGGCCCACGACACAATGTCGTCATCCAGGTACTCGTCTAGCGACGGTGTGACCAACGGCTGCTCTCCAGCCGTGACCTGCGCAGCCAGTTCCGCACGAACTGCCACCGTCTCCGCGCCTACGTATGCGGGACTATCTGTCATCGCAATGTGGTGTAGGAAGCCCTTCATCACCCGGCGAAGCATGATCTTCCGGTTCTCTTCCACATCGGAACGCTTCTTCACGTAGTAGCCGACCGAGGCTCCCAGCATCCCCTCGGCCGCAAGTTGCAAGGTGTCCTCGCCTCGCTGCGTGCGGGCAATCTTGATCGATGCCAGCAGTCCACGCTCGTCGTACGGATTCAGGCGTACCACGCGACCCACGGTGTCCCCGAGGGTGTGCTCACGATTCACTGGGACACGACCAGCGTGATTCTCGATTCCGTCGAAAGCATGACGGTCGAACACCTCACGCCACACCTCACCGCGGATCGGGACCTCAGCCTCCTGCTCGTACGGAACCGCGATCACGTCAACGATCCGCTGGCTAAAATCTTCGGCCACAACCGCCGCGTCGTACCGGGTGATGATCTCCGTCACGACCGGCCACCTCCTGTCAACGCCTCGGCCGACTCCGTACCGACCAGTCGCTCCATCGTTCGCCACTCCTCAGCGGTAAGCACGCCACGATCGAACAGGATGGCGTTCGCCTCGGCCCGCTCCTTGAACGTCGGCCGCGAATACTCGTCCCGGTTCAACTCAGCCGACTGACCCCGCGGCAACGCCCACCCCGACAACGCCGACATCACATGCACCGCAGCCGGCTTCAAACACCGCCGGTCGTGGAAGTCGAACAGGCTCGTCACGTTGCTGTACGTCATCGAGTCGTCACCGGACGGCAGACCCAGCAGGAACGGCGGCACACCCAACAGATTCGAGATCCGCGCCTCGTTGTACTTCGCCAGATCCAGCAACGCCATCTCCTGCGGCGAGAGCTGCAACGGATTCGCCTTCACCCCGCCGGACAGCACCGCCGGCTTCCATGGCTCGCCAAGGTTCTGCATCCGCGACGCCCACCACTGGTCAAGCACCTCGTCCGCCTGCGCCTTGGTCAACTGCTGCTCGACCTCGAGCACGTACTTCGGGATACCGCCACCCTGCGCGATCTCCGTCGCGTACCGGGCCAGCACGCCGGCCGCCACCAGGCGGGTCTTGCCCGACTCCAGCGGCCCAACACCACGCGCGCCGTCCGTCGTGGACTTGTACCGGATGTGCAGCACATCGTCGGTGACGTCCAGTTTGCCCAGGTTGTAGACCCGGCGCCCGCCGGACATCTCCACGTTCATCAGCCATTGCGGGATCACCCGGAAGTTGTACGGCAGGTCGTCTGCGCTGCGGGCCATCGGCAGCACGAACGCCTCGCCGAGCTGGTAGTCCCAGAACAGTTGGCGGGCGAACTCGTGCCACGACGTGTAGATCATTGGGTCCGGGTTCATCATCCACGTCGTCGGCGGCAGCACCTGCCCGCCACGCGTGCGGTACACCGGCATCGTCGAGAGCACCGAAGAGTTTAGATCCAGCGCCGCCCACGCCGTGTCCACCAGGTCGTCGAACTTCGAGCCGAACCCGTTCCACGCCGGGCTCGCCCAGGACGCCGGCCAGCCGTCCCACGGCGACGGCACGATCGCCGCCATCCGATTGTTGCTCGGCTCAACAGGCTCGAGCTCAAACCCGTCAGGGTCACCCGGCGAGTAACCAGGCCCCACGCTGTCCGGGTCGCCCACCGTCGCGTTCGGAGTCGCACCGGCCCCGGTGAGCCATGTCCAGAAGCTCATGTCCCACCCTTCCTAGAAGATCGCCGGAACTCTCTTGATCTGCGCGGCCCACCACGACGCCAACGTCACGGCTTCCAACACCGAGATGTCAGCCTCGGTCTGCCTGCGGCCCCACGCCCACCGGTCGCCCACGTTGCGCTTCACGGCCACCGACACCGCGGCCTCGAGCTCCGGGTACGAACCGTGCTTGACCTTGCGCTCCTGCACCCGGTCGAACAGATCGGAGCAGGCGTCCAGCACATCGGTCGTGTCGGCCACCTTCAGTTGCACCTGAGCGGTCTCCAG